AAATAAAAGTAGAAAAAAAATAATCTCATCTTTTTTAAAAGAGAGATGACTAATTAGAAATCAATGGTTGCCAGTTACGACTGATAACTTCCTGACGAAAGTAGAATTAGGTAAATCAATAATAACCAATAGGAGACAATAAAATGTCAAACTCAGTACCCTCTAGACTAGGTCTAGTAAACGCTACTGGTACAGGTTACAATGATTTATTTTTGAAGGTCTTCAGTGGAGAAGTACTTGCAACATTTGGTAGAGAAAACCTTATGATGGGTATGACCACTGTTAGAACTATATCTTCAGGTAAATCAGCACAGTTCCCTGTAACTGGTACAATCGCTAGTTCATATCACACACCAGGAAATGAAATTCTTGGGACTTCAGTGAAACATAACGAAAAAGTTATAAACATTGATGATATGTTAATAGCAAACGCATTTCTTGCAGAAATTGATGAATTAAAGAACCATTATGATGTTCGTTCTCAATATTCAAAAGAAATGGGACAGGCTCTTGCAAAAAAAGTTGACCAACATTTACTTCAACTTACTGTATTAGCTTCACAAGCATCAGCAAATGTTACTGGTGGTCAAGGTGGAACTCAAATTACAGACGCAGACGCTAAAACAAACGCAACATCTATGATTGCATCAGTATTTGAAGCTATTCAGGCTTTAGATGAAAATGATGTACCTTCTACAGACAGATATTGTGTAGTAACACCAGATGTTTACTACCAATTAGCTAATGTAGATAAACTTGTATCAAGAGACTTTTCTTCAAATAATGGAGATTTCTCAAAAGGACAAGTTGTAATGATTGGTGGAGTTAGAGTAATTAAATCTAACACTGCTGTAACTGCTTTCACTGACCAGTCGTCAGCGATTTCAGGTACAAACAATACTTACAATGTAGATGCACAGCACATTGCAGGTGTGGTATTCCACAAATCTGCAGTTGGTACAGTTAAGTTAAAAGATTTAGTATTAGAAAATACTTACGACCCGAGAAGATTGGGCAATCTTATGACAGCTAGACTAGCTTTAGGTCATGGTATTCTAAGACCTGAAAGTGCAGTTTCAATTAAACAACAATAATTAATTTTATTGAAATTATCATAGGCGTAGAGATTAACACAGACAATCTACGCCTGTGGTTTAAAGGAGAAAATTATGATGTGTTGGTTATGTAGATTAATTAAAAAATTAAAAGATAAAGTTGATAGTTTTTTTGACAACCTTTTACCTTAATGACAATTACAACAAGAACGACTGAACTAGAAGCAGTCAATACAATTTTAAGTACCATTGGAGAAGCTCCATTATCAACCTTAACAGGGTCTTTACCTGTAGATGGTACAACAGCAAAAAATATATTAAATGAAATTAGTAGAGAAGTACAATCAGCAGGTTGGCATTTTAATACTCAATACAAAGTAGATTTAACAAGAGACAGTAATAACAAAATTCCTGTAGGAACTGATGTTGTTAGAGTAGAGTTAAGTAATAAATACGATAAATCTTCTTATGATGTCGTACAAAGAGGTAACTACCTTTTTAATTTAGCAAAAAATTCAAATACATTTGACCAAGATTTTACAGAAAATACTTTAATATATCTTTTACAGTTTGAAGATTTACCAGAACAAGCAAGAAGATATATAACTATAAGAAGTGCTAGAGTATTTCACGATAGAACTTTAGGTGCAAATACATTACATAAATTTTCTTCAGAAGATGAAGCTAGAAGTTTGTCAGTTATGAAACAAGCAGAAATGCAAACAGGCGATAACACAATCTTTGACAGCGATTTACAAAAATACATAGTAAATAGATAATGCCACTTATATCAAGAACCATACCAAACTTGGTTCAGGGAGTAAGTCAGCAACCAGAAATTTTAAGATTAAATTCCCAAGCCACATCTCAGGTTAATGGATTTTCTAGTGTTGTTGAAGGTCTCAAAAAAAGACCTAACACAAAACATCTAGCAACTATTTCAACATCAGCATTAGACAATGCTTACATTCATACAATTAACAGAGATGTTAATGAAAGATATATTGTAATAGTTACTAATGGAGCAATCCAAGTTAAAACAATAGCAGGAGCTACTAAATCAGTTGTGATGCAGACAAACGCATCTAACTATTTATCTTCATCTAATCCTAGAGAAGATTTTGTAGCTGTTACTGTTGCTGATTACACTTATATCTTAAACAAGACTAAAACGACTGCAATGGCATCAACGACTAGTAATGCCAAAGTAGAACAGGCTATTTATTCAGTATTACAAGGAGTTAATAGCACCAAGTATTCAGTTACTATTGATGGAACAACTTACTCATTTACTAGTTCAAACACTGATACTGAAGCTATTAGAAATGGCTTAAAATCTGCAGTTGGAAGTCCATCAGGTATTACTACAGCAAATGTAGGAACTTCAAGTTTCTCAATAATTAAATCTAGTGGAACTCTTACAGTTTCAGCTAGTGATGGATATGGAGATGATGCTTCACAAATAGTTTCAGCTAAAGTTCAGAATTTTTCCGATTTGCCAAGTCCTGCAATCAACGACATGGTCGTAGAGGTTACAGGAGACGCATCAAACTCATTTGATAACTACTATGTAAAATATAGTAGCTCAAATGATGTTTGGGAAGAAACTGTAGCTCCTTCAACTAAAACTACTATTGATAAAGATTTGATGCCACATGTTTTAATTAGAACAGCAGATGGTAATTTTAGATTTACACAAGTTGATGGAAGTACTTATACACTCTCAGGTACAGATTATGATGTTCCTAGTTGGGGTAATAGAGTAGTAGGAGACGAAGACAGTTCGCCTGACCCAAGTTTTATAGGTAAAAAAATAAATGATATTTTCTTTCATAGAAACAGATTAGGTTTTATTGCAGATGAAAATGTTATTATGTCTAGAAGTGGAGAGTTTTTTCAATTCTTTGCAGAGACAGTTACAGATAGTTTAGACACTGACCCAGTAGATGTAGCGTCTACTTCTAAAAAAGTAAGTATTCTAAGACATGCCATAAGTTTTGATGAAGACTTATTATTATTTACTGACCAAACACAATTTATGCTTACAGGTGGAACAACCTTAACAGCAGGAAATGTTTCAATAAATACTGCAACAGAATATGAAACAGCAATCGGTTGTAAACCTATTGGTGCAGGTAGTAATGTATTTTTTCCATTTAATAAAGGAAGCTATACAGGAATAAGAGAATTTTTTGTTCAAGATGATACTGGAACTAAACAAGCAGATGATACAACAGCTAATGTACCTAAATATATTCCTGCAGGAGTTTTTAAATTAGCTTCAGCAACTAATGAAAATATTTTAATAGCATTATCTTCAGACACATCATCACATAATTGTTTATATGTTTATCAATACTATTTACAAAATGGAAAAAGATTACAAAGTGCATGGCACAAATGGGATTTTGGAACTTCAAGTACAGATAAAATATTAAATATAGATTTTATAGAAAACACTTTATACATAGTTAATCAAAGAGGAACTGATGTATTTTTAGAAAGTTTAGATATATCTCCTGCTGTAGTTGATGCTTCAGCAAATTATTTAACTTATTTAGACAGAAAAATTCAAGATGACAGTACAGGTGTATCGTCTTCTTACAATGCAGGTACAAACCAAACTACATTTACTATTCCATATACAAGAACTAATAATATGAAAATAGTAGGTCGTGTAGGTGGAAGTAATACTGCAGGACAGGAAATAGCTATAGTTTCACAATCAGGTACAACTATTGTTGTAGCAGGAGATTTAACTAGTGCTAATTTATGGATTGGAGAACAATATGAATTTTTATTTCAATTTTCACAACAATTTATACAGTTAGCAGACAGCTCAGGTTCTAGAATATCAGTAAGAGAAGGAAGATTGCAGATTAGAAACTGGAATGTTTCTTATAACGATACTGGCTATTTTACTACAGAAGTAGTGCCTATTGGAAGAAGCACATCAACTTCTGTTTTCACAGGGACAACAACAGGTACAGGTGCATTAGGCACAGTAAATTTATCTGATGGAGATTATACTTTTGCTGTTCAGTCAGAAAACGACAAGCTAACTATAACATTAAAAAACGATAGCCACCTGCCATCAAACTTTATTAACGCAAACTGGCAAGGCTATTATGTTACAGCATCATCAAGGGCATAATCATTTTAGATTAACAACGATTGAAGATTTAAAATATTTAGCACCAAGATTAAGATACGAAGATAAAAGAGAAATTTTAGCATCAACAGGTCTATTACCATACGAAGCATTACTAAAAGGCTACCTTGAAAATGTGATAGTTTTTACGATTGTTAATAGAAAAAATATACCAGTAGGAATATTTGGAGTTAATGATTGTGGTAGTGGTGTAGGTGCAATATGGCTTTTAGCTTCTGAAGATTTAACAACAGCTCAGATAAGTTTTTTAAGACAATGTAGAGATGTAGTTAAAGTCTTAAATACTAAATACAAAATTTTATGGAACTTTGTGGATTGCAGAAATTCACTACACATTAAATGGTTAAAATGGTGTGGGTTCAAATTTATTAACAAACAAAAATATGGAGTTTTAAATAAACCTTTTTACGAGTTTATAAGAATTAACAATGTGTAGTCCAACTATAGCTTTAACAGTTGCCAGTGTAGCAAGTGCAGGTTTACAATACCAACAAGGTAAAGCACAACAAAAAGCAGTATACGCACAACAGCAAAGACAAAATGAGTTAGCAAAGAAAAATGCTATGCAAAGATATGCGTCAGCTCAATTAAAAATTAGACAAGAATTAAAAAAGTCAGCACAAGCAGATTTACAAGGAACATTAAAAGCTAGAAAAGCTAGAGCAACTTATATTGCAGGTGCAGGAGATGCAGGTGGACTAGCTATATCTGGTTCAACAAACGCACTGTTAGCAAACTACTATAGAACTGAGGGTAATTATAGAAATGCCATTAGAAATAATATGGACATTAATATTTCACAGTTTGAAAGAAATTTAGAAGCAATTCAGTTTGGTCAAGAAAGTCAATCAACTTATCTAACACCACCTAATTCAAAATTATTATTTGCTACACAAGCATTGAATGTAGCTAATACTTATTACTCATTACAATTTCAAAAACAAAACGCTGGATTGATGACTGGAGCTGAAAAAGATGCACAGACTGACAGTGTAGAGCAAACAACTAATTACTACGATATATAATGGCAAGAAAAACACCTGACTTAAATCTGCAACCAGAAGAACAGAAAGTTTTATCTACAGACTTTAATTTATTCTACAGACCACAAGAAGCTCCATTACCTGCAGGTATGAAAGAGTTTACAAACGCTTTAGATAACTTTGTTAATGGTGGTGCAACTAAAGCAGTATTAGGTGCTGAAGTTAAAATGAAAAAATCTGAA